AACCCATATACAGGCATTCATTATGGGCCTGCGCGTAAATACCGCACATTAGCGCAGATTGTTGATAGAGATGTCTATACTATTGTTGAGGAGCGTAATGGCTGGGGTAGGTTAAAAGAATACTATCACGGCTGGATTATGTTATCAGCAACAGAAACGATAGTAGGACCTGGTTAGAACCCAGATTATGATACGCCAACAGACCAAACCGCAGTTATTCCATTCGCGGAGCATATAAATATTACTCGTTTGACTGTTGATAGATTGTGGGCTTATGTTCCAGCAGAAGAAAGTTGGATAAAAGCCGAAGATATCAGTTATGATTAGGCTGGTAAGTTATATAATGCTTTGGGTATATTCACGATTGACTTGGAAAATGATGTAGATTGGACTACCGTTGAAAGCATTGATGATATTGGTATTAAACCTGAATTAAGGCATTTACATTATCACGATTATGCCAATTATGTCTATGATGGTGCTCTTACAAAAGAAGCATTTAGTAATATACACGATTTAGAATTTGTCTATCCGGAGACGGTTTATAATTATAATTGTATATATTATAAGGGTAATAAGTTCGCGGATAATGAATTGGGTAGAACCGCATTTAGTTGCTCTATAAGCGATTGGAACCCTGATTGGGACCATTTCATTGAAACAAGTTGGATTGTTGATGAAGATGAAAATGAGGTATTGCCAGAGTTGTATCGTGGCGCACCTATTTCTCTAAATTGGGATTACTTTGGCTTTGACCGCAACCTCTTCAAGCCAACAGGATACTATGATGGTATCTATTTATGGAACCCACATCCATGGGATGAAGAGCATCTATACTTCACTTTTGAAGAATTAGTGCGGACAGGCACATAGTATGTTATTTACCCATTCTTCGACCCACACGCTTATAAGTATTGGCATATGGTAAGATTAAAAACCGTGTCAGACGCAGGTAATGTTAATCAAACTCAATTCTGTTTAGACAGTGATAACACTTATACAGAAGGTGTTTGGGAAATTGAACCGCCTATGAAGCGTGTTTCAACAGACAGATTGTATAACCAAGACTGGGGCGCTGGTTGGTATAATGATACAACAACGCTACCAGCGGGTTGGCATATAAATGCTAATACAAGCATTTCACCATTATATTTCTCATTAGGTGGTGGCCCATTCGCAAATTATACAAGTAATTCTGTAAATGGAAAAATTAAGTCCGTAAGCAGAGACGGATAGGGTGCTATCTTATATCCTGACGATTATTTCAAGGATTTATTGAAGAGCACTAATTCCGCGCAAGTAGATAGTGCGACTGCTGAATTGGCATTGCGCGAAGAATTGGGCTTATTAAATATGATGGAATATGAGCCAAACGGTTATTACCGCATTACAGGTAGCGCGATTTCACCATATAGTGATTTGTTCTTATCAAAGATACCTTATCATAACGAATATGAACCCAAGTATTACATTTCCACTATTTATAATCGTTATTTCGGTTAGAATAGAACAAGTGGTTATGCTAATAAATGGCGACCAATTACATCACAGCATTTGTCTCTATATCAACAGGAATGGAACCCGATACAGATGAAGGGCGACCCAAATGCGTGGAGAAGCAAACCCTATATTGGTGGCGGCGTCTATCACGGTGTGCGCTCTTATTTAAATGGTATATTAGAGCATTACTATGTGCCAGTTCCAAAAGGAATGTGGTATGAGTGGGATGGCGTCAAGAGCCAAATCACAGGTAATGGCTTATTCGATTTAATTACGGGCACGCTAAAAACTGATGACCCTGGCTGTGTTTTCACATATGATTATCGTAGCGCTGATGGTGAAGAACCATACGAGCATCGTTATGATTATTTCAGTGGATGGCAGTATGATGAAACCACTATTCAACCTGCTATGTGGTATCAAATCACAGCATCAACAGACACATACAATCAACCTGACGCACTTGCTAATAAAATTCGCACATTATCAAATGGTTTGTATCTACCTGTTGATAAACAAACACAAGATACAGAGAACCGTGTATAGGGCTTATGGTATCATAGTGCTAACTACTGGTTCAAAGTTAATAGCAACATATCTATTGCCACGATGACTGGCACGCTAACAACAGAAAAGATTACAGCCGCAGTTATTCCAGATACGAATACAACTATCACGGTATTCAACTATGATGCGTATGATAATCCTGATGGTAGCGCAACTTCAACAAGAGCGAATAATGGTAGTTTCTTACTCACGAGTTATTACACTTATAAAGTAGGGAATAAGACATTATTATTCAGCGGAAATAAGTGGTATGATATGGCGCATACCTCATTAGCGCACGAAGAAATGAATAATAATTATGTAGTAGCAGTAGATAGGTTAAATTATTACACCTATCCTATTGAAAATGATACATATAAAGCAGGATAGTATTTGGCTGGCGACCGTCTGTTTGTTCCATATCGCTCTTCTCGTAATACGAATTGGTATTACACAGGACAGGGTTGGGTCAAATACGCAGATGGTAATTTATCATTAGTTGAATGAGGAGTGGTAATATGACAAGTAATTACTATCCTATTGTATTAGATGAGCGTGAAGGCAGTTTCAGTATTACAAATACTGGGACTGCCCCATCCCCTTGTGTAATCACGATAGTCCCAAGAGTAAGTTTTATCACTATGAAAATTGAAGGGTTAAGTGAAGACCCTATTGTTTTATCATAGATTGCCGCAAATGATGTTGTTGTTATAGACGGTGAATAGCGTGAGTTCCGCGTAAATGGCTCACTCGCTTGGGATAAATTTGATGGCTGGCAGTTCCCGCACTTGGAGCCTGGCATCAACACAGTAAAAATTACGAACTCTAATATGATGGATATTGAAGTTGCGTATAACGCGAGGTATATCTAATATGATGAAAGTTTATGACACCGAGCATCAGTTTTTAGGTTTTTTCACTGATGGCTTACGGAATGTATATACAACAGAAACATTGGAAACAGGGACCAAAAGTCTCTGTTTCCAAATGCCCTGTTTAGATAAATATTTATCATTAGTGCGGGAAGAACATTATATAGAAACGCAAGATTATGAATATATCGTAAAAGAATTGGTATTAGAAAAGAATGATTTCTTTACTGTCTATTGCGTTGCGAATATAGAAGAATTAAGTGGAACCACTTTTAGTGTATTTGATTGTTTTGAAAAGAACCCCGAACAAGCATATACCTATTGTTTGTAGCCTGTTCCAGCGTGGAGTTTAGATTATCAAAGTCAAGTAGCAACGGTCCTAACTTTATAGACCGCTAATGTTTCTGCTCTTGAAATGATAAGAACTGTTGCGGAAATGAATAGCCAAGAGTTGTGGTTTGATGCCAAGAATAAGGTATTGCGCGTTTATGATAGAATTGGGCGCGCGAAGAGTAATATATACTATTCAAATGAATTAAAATTGCGGCAACTGTCAAAACAGTCATCAACTTACGATTATGCTACTGTTTTATATCCTATTGGTAAAGATGGATTAACTATTGAGAGTGTAAATAATGGTAGAAACTTTATTGAGAATTATAGTTATACCAACAAGAGGATAGTAAAGTATTGGTATAATGATGATATTGATGTGCCTGAACGCTTATTAGGTGCGGGGTAGGATTATTTAGATAGTATTGCTGAACCCGTGAGTAGTTATAAAGTATCGTTGAGTGAATTAAATCCCGACACACGATTGGGCGATACGATTATGCTTGTAGATAATATAAAGAAATTAAAGCAAAAGAAGCGAGTAGTAAAGATAGTGGATTTCCCATTTGAACCCGAGCGCAGTAATGTTGAAGTATCAAATAGGCAAGCAAATTTTGCGCGCACATTTGTAAAGCAACAGAAGGTATTAGATAAAGAAATCAAGTATATCCGCTCGGTAATCAAAAATATTTAGTAAGTTTGGGACAAAATTGTTCCAACCCCTATAAAGTATTTTCATATAGCAGTGAGAGGTAAAAGTATGAGAGAAATAATACAAAACCTAAATAAAGCATCACTCGCTTCTGCTACTGGCATTTCTTATAGTAGATTACGCAAATATGCGGCAGGTATCATTTAGAACCTGACTGATGAAGAGAAACAAAAGATACGAGATTATCTATTAGCATTAGCAGAAGCGTTTAGATAACTATATTATTTGAATAGGAGACAAAATATATGAATGAAGAATGGAAACTTATTACTTGTTTAAAAAAACAGGGGTTCTCAAATCGGCAATATGAAGCATCCAATTTGGGAAGAATTAGAGTGAAAAATACAGGCTATATAATGAAACCCGCCACGCACAATTCTGGCTATATAATGTTTAGATACTCTTGGTATGATGTGAATGGAAAAAGATAGTAGGCATTTGAATTATGGCATCGGGTTATCGCAAAAACTTGGATACCTAATCCAAATCACTTACCGCAAATAGACCATATCAATAGAGATAGACTTGATAATCGTGTTGAAAACCTGCGTTGGGTAAGTAATAGTGAAAACCAACACAATACTGATAGAACACTAAAAAAGAAAAAACTATTTAACCGTCGCAAGCCAGTATATAAAATAGATAATAATTTTAATATCGTAGATGTATTTGAAAATGCTATAATATGTGCGGAACAAGAGGGAACAAGCATACGATAGATAAATAGGATGTGTAATGGTGATAGGCATCCTAAAAAGGGCGGTATTACTTATACATAGACATCTTTCCTTGAAACAAAAGGAATGAAGTTGATAGAAGATAATGATGGACCGCGCATAATAAAAATTGACAACTAAAAAATTTTTTGTTATAATATATCTGTCAATGATGAAAGTCATAGGCGTTTCTTCCTTATATAAAGTGAGCCTACTGTATCACGACCAACCTCGGTAGGCTCATTTTTTTGACAAACAAAAAATATTTTGGTATAATATATTTAGAAAATAAGGAAGAAGGAATGTTATGGAATATCAAGATATTATTGCTGAATTAAAACAAGTATTAGCAAAAGCACCTATATATGATGACACGCCAGAAAGTTGGCATTTACATATAATAGAAAGCATTTTGGATGATAGTGTATATCAAAGATTATGTGAAGAAAGAGATAACATTATAGATGATGATGCTGAAACTATTGTTGAGTTATTGCCATACATCTATGGTAATATGAATTATTGATAACGATGGCATATATGCCATAATAATATATGGGGCGTCCATTGTTATGGACGCTTATTTTTATTCAAAGGAGAAGTCAAAAGTATGACATACAAAAAGATTTTTATGAGACCATTGGCTGTTGAACTTCGTAAATTAGGTTATAGAATAGTTCAAGTTGAACCTAATTACCGCAAACCAGAATTAGATGTTTATACATTTGAAGTGTCTGGTAATTTTATGGTCGATTTTGCGCGGCTATCTAAAAATATTCGTCAGCAGAAGTAAGCCAGATAGGAGATAGCCATATGATAAGACAGATGCCAGTATTAGCCCACAAGGGTGATAAGTTTGTTGCGGGACAAGCATTTTGGAGTATCCCGCAAGATATTCTAATTTATGCTTTCAAAAATCTTACTTATAATGAAACGCAAGTTTTAGTTTATTTAATTGGTAATAAGCCCAAGTGTGAAGAAGAAGATTATAAAGGTTGGCAGATTAGTAATATCGAAGATTGTGTGAGTGGTAATGATAGAACCATTCGTGCGGCAAGAGCCACTTTGGCGCAAATGGGGTTTATTCGTCAAATACCTAATCCTGATGGTAAAACATATTCTACTATTGTTGTTGATTTTGATTGGATTAGAACAGTAGTAAGAAATGGTTGGGATAAAGAAACAACAATAAAAAACTTTGGCGGTTCCCCAGAACCGCGAATTGGTAGCAAATGACGGTTGTGTAGAACCGTGATTTGCTAGGAAAATACGGTTGTGTAGAACCGTGATTTGCTAGGAAAATGAGGTTGTGGAGAACCGCATAATATATAAATTAGTAATAAATAAAATATGGGGAATACATAAGGTTAGAAACAAGATAATTCAAAAACCTTTTCGCCCCAGAGGTTGGATTTAGATAATTTTTGCTGATAAAGAGACATATATAGTGAATAGGTGAGGAATTATGGAGAACAAATTATTTTATTGTTATTCTAAAAACTTATGTTTATTCCTTAAATTAAATGGGATAAATTATGAAACAAAAGCAAGGCATCCTAATGGCACATATTATTATACATACATCAAAAATGATAAGTTGTTGAAGGGCTTATCATAGTGGAATAAATATAAAGAAACATTCGCGCAAATGAGGTGATTATAGTGGCTATAAATGAAAAACAAAAGATGATGGTAGAACGCTATATTGCTAATGGGTATAATTTGCGTGAGGCTTATGAGGCTACATATGGAGAAAAAAAGAACCCCGCAATTTCATATCCCTATCAAATGATAAAGAAACCTGCGGTATAGGAATATTTACAGAAGCGGCGTAAAGAGATATATGATAGTCTCCAAATTGATGCCGAGCGCATTGCTACTGAATTAGCAGATGTAGCATTTGCCCCAAAGGGTGATGAGTTCTACACAGCGCAAGCAAAAATCCAGGCATTAAATATATTAAGTAAGAACTTGGGATTACAGACACAAAAGGTAGAGACTAACCAGACTATTGAAGTGTCTATTGAAGATGAAACTACAAATCCGTAAGAATATTTTTAATAGTGTATATTATCCTCATCTATTGGATTACAACAAAAGATATGAAGTGTATTATGGTGGAGCAGGTTCAGGTAAAAGTGTGTTTGTCGCGCAAAAGTTAGTGGTTAAAGCATTGCGCGAAAAGCGCAAGATACTGGTGCTCCGCAAGGTAAATAGAACAACAAAAGCATCTACATTTCAACTCTTGTTGGATACACTTACAAAGTTTCATATAATTAATCTGTGCGACATAAATCGCACAGACTTTTCTATATCTTTACCTAATGGTTCATAGTTCTTATGTGCGGGATTAGATGATACTGAAAAGATTAAGTCTATTGTTGGACTGACTGATGCTTGGCTTGAAGAAGCAACAGAATTTAGTGCTGATGATTTTAGTTAGGTTGATTTGCGTGTGCGCGACCCTAACGCGCAAGGACAGTAGATAATACTATCATTTAACCCTGTATCAAAAGCGAATTGGTGCTATTTATGGTTCTTTGCGCCAAATGAAGACCTCGCAGAGTTTCGCGCAGAAGCAGAAATAATTTAGACGAACTATTTAGATAATAAGTTTTTGCCGCAGAAATATATCGATGCTCTATTGCGTATGAAGAACACTAATCCTGTGTATTATACCATTTATGCTCTTGGTTAGTTTGGTTCTCTTGATAAATTAGTGTATAACAATTGGCAGGTTATGGATTTCGATAAAGACCGCATCAAAGGGTAGTTGCTGTGTGGTTGCGACTTTGGTTATACAAATGACCCGACCGCATTTGTGGCGTCTTACCTTGTGCCGCAGGAGAACCGCATATATGTATTTTAGGAGTGGGGCGGCACAGGTTATCTTAATAATTAGATTGCTTCTGCTATTGAGCGGATGGGGTTTGCGAAATCGGTTATTATATGTGATAGCGCCGAACAAAAAAGTATTGAAGAGTTGCGGCAAGCGGGCATTCGGCAAGCAAAGCCAAGTGTGAAGGGTAAGGGTTCCGTCCTTCAAGGAATACAAAAGTTATAGTAGTATGAGTTGATTATTCATCCCAACTGTGAGTGTATAAAAGAAGAGTTAGAGAACTATGCTTGGGTGAAAGATAAGCAAACGAATGAGTATATAAACGAGCCTATTGATAAATGGAACCATTATTTGGATGCTTTGCGCTATTCGTTATAGTGTATGGATGCCCGTGTGTAGTTATAGACTATTGATAAAAAATTACTATTTTGATAGGAGGCTGGTGTCATTGATAACTTTATCTCGTGATACAGAATTGACGCCCGAACTTATAAAAAAGATTGTGGATACTCATAAGACAAGTGAGTTGCCGCGATTAGAAAAATTAAAGAGATATTATGAAACCAAGAATGACATACTCAACCGACAGATGGCAGACAGCACTAAACCAAACAATAAGATTGCGAATGCTTATGCCAGTTTAATAACGAGCACGCTTGTTGGTTATTTTGTTGGTGAGCCTATTACATATACCGCAGATGATAAACAAATGATGAATGAACTTCAACTTTTGTTTGAGTATAATGATGAGGCTGATGAGAATGCGGAATTGGCAAAGAACGCAAGTATTTATGGCGTTGCGTATGAATTATTATATATGGAGCAACAGGATGAAGGTATGGGCCGCCCGATGTTGCGGTTTCACACCTTGGATACGAGAGAATGTGTGCCTATTTATGATGATACTATCGAACATAATCTAATTGCCTTCATTCGTTATTATACAACGAAGAATGTGTTGAATGATACTGATTTGCTCGTGGTAGAGTTAATTACAGATGCGGATACGAAGAGGTATGAAGCAACTGTCGCAGGTGGATTACATTTAGTTGATGAAGTGCCGCATTATTTTGGTATGGTTCCTGTTGCTATTTACAAGAATAACGAAGAGTTAATTGGTGATTTTGAGCCAGTTATTAGTTTAATAGATGCTTATGACACGATGGAAAGCGATACGGTAAATGATTTTGATTATTTTGTAGATGCTTATTTAGCACTCTATGGATTTACCGCAGAAGCAGAAGACATTGTGAAGATGAAAGAAAACCGTGTTCTGTTGATGGATGAGGGCACAAGTGCGGAATGGCTCATCAAGAATACTGATGATACTAATGTCGAGAATATGAAGATTAGGTTAGATAAAGATATTCATAAGTTCTCGCACTGTCCTGATATGAGTGATGAAAACTTTGCGGGGAATAGCAGTGGTGTTGCTATACAGTATAAGTTATTAGGCACTGAAAATCTTATTTCTATTAAAGAGCGCAAGTTTAAGCGTGGATTACAATAGCGTTTAGAACTTATCGCGCAGATGTAGGGATTGATGGGCGCTAATTTTGATTGGCGTGCTATTGATATAATGTTTAGACGGAACATACCTGCTAATTTGAGTGAGATTGCTACTGTTGTTAGCCAGTTGAAGGGTATAGTGTCTAATGAGACATTGTTAGCACAGATACCTTTTGTTGATGATGCGACTGCGGAGCAGGAGAAGTTGAATGATGAGAAGGAACAGGATAAAATGAATAATCCGTTCTTCCAGTTGGATTATGAGACTAATGCTATGTAGCGAAATAAACAATCACAAACGCAGACAGACGGTCAAGAGGTTGAGTAATGAACCCTGACAAGAAAAAACAATTAGCAAGGTATTACGCCACACAAGAAAGAGTGCTTGAAGCGTTAGCATTAGCATATGAATAGACTGATGAGTTATATAAAATACTAAAAGAAATCACTGATGAAATGTGGGAAGATTTGCGGCCCGCCATTCAAGAGTTGATAGAAAAGTATTTAGATAACCCTCACGCGCAAATTGATTTGGATAAGTATCCCGCGATTAGGATGGCGATTAGAGAGATTGAGATGCGCCATCATCAACAGTTGTTGGAATACTATTGGATGGGCTATAATGTAATTACAGAGAGTTTGGTAAGCACTTATCAAAAGGCGAGTTTAGATGCGTATTAGATTATGTCTGTTGTTCCTACTTGGCAGAATTAGGAGATAAATCCTGTCATAAGACAATAGGCAGAAGTGCGAATTACAGACACTTACATTACAAGCAATAAGTTGCCTATTCCGTGGTGTAGTGATGGTAAAGTATATTCGTAGCGTTTATACGGACACATTGCTAATTTTTAGTCTAAATTGAACTATGTATTGAGTGAAGGTATCGCCAAAGGGCGGGGAATGGATTGGATGATGTAGGCTTGGCGCAAATTAGTTGGCGCCACTGCTTACGATGCCGCGCGCCTGTTGAAGACAGAGACTATGGCTTTTTATAATGAGGGCTTGAAAGATAGTTATATTGAAATGGGCGTTGAGTATGTTGAGATTGTGGGCGATGCCGAATGCGGTGGAATATGTTTAGATTATGTTGATGGCGACCCGATTAGGATAGTTGATGCCGAAATAAATGTAGAGTTGCCGCCTTATCATCCTAATTGTGCTTGTTCTTTTGTTGCGTGGGAAGAGACTGAAATCGTAGAAAATCCAGAAAATACATCAGGGAGCCAAGATGAAGAATAATCAGGGGTAAATGTAGAGTTTATAAGGCTTCTCGGTTTTTTAAGTTGATACCCTGTCTCTTAATCAGGGTGTCCGGGGTTCGAGCCCCCCCCGAAGGCGCACCATACGGAAAAGCCTCGCAATAGCGAGGCTTTTTTCTATACCGTAGCAAAACTTGACACCGTGATTTTTTTAGTCTATAATTCAAATCAAGGGCTCCGCATAGTTCTTCACTTTATCTGTTAGTGTATAACCGAGATATTTTTTAGCATAATCAAATTTCATAGTGGTGAGGGAATGCGGCACCTCTTTACCATCTTTCTTGCGGGTGTGCTTTTTGTTGCGCTCCTTTTGTAGCCAAAGCAAAGCATCTTTATCTTTGCGCGCTACCGCGTCTGCGATGAGGTCATCGAGAGACATTGCCATTATTTCCTTCGTAGTAGCCATATAACCACCTCCTGTTGGTGATTATAATACACGATGACCGCATTGGCAAGTATAAGTTGGGCGAAATTAGCACAAACGCTTAATTATAAATACAAATAACAATAGAAGAACGAACTCATAGTAAGGGCGTTCGAAAAGGAGAAAATTATGGAAGATACTAATGATAAGGGTATGGAAAACACGCAAACTCCTAATGAGGGTGCGGAAACCCCAAAGACTTATACAGAAGAAGAAGTTCGTGCGTTATTACAACAAGAGGGAGACCGTAGGGTATCCCAAGCGTTGAATAAACAGCGTAAAGAGTTGGAGAAGAAGCAAGCCGAAGCAGAGAAACTTCGTGATATGGATGAGAACCAGCGCCGCGAATATGAGTATAATAAAAAGGTTGCGGAGTTGGAGCAGAAAGAGCGTGAGTTCGCTATCGCGCAGAATAAGTTAGAAGCATCGAAGGTGCTCGCTAATAGAGGTTTGCCAGTCCAATTTGTAGATTATATAGTTGCTGATGATGCTGATACTATGATGGCGAATATCGACACATTTGATAAAGCATTTAAGAGTGCGGTTGCTGATGCTGTTGCTATTCGTATAGCGCAGCCTACGCCGAAATCTGGTTCAGCAACACAAACAGGAATAACAAAAGAGCAGTTTAGAAAACTAAACCTGGCTCAACAAGCAGAAATATATAAAACTAATCCCACATTATATAGGGAATTGATTAGTTAATAAGGAGTGTATATATATGGCAGCATATCCAGATAGCCACATTATTTATGAAAATGAAGTATTAGAAAATAAAATCACCGATTTACTTATTACTGCGGTTGATTTATCCAATTATATGACTGTTGATAACAGTCTTACACAGAACGCAGGTATGACGAAGGTTATTAACCGTTATACCGCTTCTGGTAATGTTGAAGACCTTGAAATGGGCGAGGGCAACACCAAGGGTATTGAAGTTTCGTTTGACCCAGTTAGTTATGTTGTTGGCACCACACAGGGACGCTTTGCTTATTATGACGAGCAGGCTATGACTGACCCAATGGTTGTCGATGTTGGACTTGATGGTTTAGCAAAGACTATGGTGAATGATTTCACCACAAAGGCTATTGCGGAGTATGAGAATGCCGACCTTGGTATTGAACTTAACAGCGGTTGGAGTTTTGATGCTGTTGTTGATGCTATCGCAAAGATGAACCTTGAAGATGAAAGTGGTTTATTCTTACTTATTTCTCCTGCGGACCAGGCCGCTTTCCGTAAGGCGCTCAAAGATGACCTCAAATATGTTGAGGGCTTTGTCCGCACTGGTTATATCGGTAGTGTTTGCGGTGTTCCTGTAATCGTATCCAAGGCTGTTGATGCTGGCGTTGGTTTCCTTGCGACTAAGGACGCGATTACCTTATTCATCAAGAAGGCTACTGAAATCGAGCAGGAGCGCGATGCTAATGTTCGTAAGAATACAGTTTATGCTCGTAAGGTTGCTGTTGTCGCGCTTACTGACGCTACGAAGTTAGTAAAGATTGATGGGCGTGGATATTCGGTTGCGGAGACCTCGATTTCTACTAATCCTGCGGCAGAAGGTTTATTCGAAAAGACAGAAAATGGTGCTTATGTTCCTTCCAAGGATACTACTGCTATTAGTGGCAAGACTTATTACACACAGGATAGGGACTAATTTAAATAATGGCTCACGGTTTTAACCGTGAGCCACACCTTTTTTTTACTATGAGGAGGACAAAAAATGCTTGATAGATTAAAATTACTCCTTCATAAAGAAGATGATGATACTGTTGATGAATTATTATTGTTGCTAATCACACTTTGTAAAGATGAAGCATACATTTATTGTAATTTAGATGAGTATGATGAAGCGTTAGATTATATCGTAATACAGATGGTAATTGAACGCTATAACCGCATTGGTAGTGAAGGAACAACCGCGCAAAGTGCGTCTGGCGCATCCGCAACATATGATAGTTTTTATAGTAAAAAAGTAGAGCGTATGCTAAATAAGCACAGGAAGGTGAAGTGCGTATGATAAAGAGAGATACACTTACCCGTATTCTACTTCAACCTATTGATGATGAAGAGGGCGGCAAGTCATTTGATGAACCGCAAGTAATGGAAACTATTCCAGCACATATTTCTTCTGGCGCATCTTCTAATGAGATTTCTATGTATGGTGTAAAGACACAGTATGTCTTACATACTACTACTGATGTAAAATTAGATGACCGCGCAATTGCGAGGTATGTATGGAGTAGCAAGGTATTCAAAGTTATGAGACAAATCAAATCAGGCAACGAATGGTTTGCCACTCTATTAGAAGTGAATGAGTGAGGAGTGGTGATATGCTTACATTTGATAACGATACAAAGAAAATCCGTATGGTAGTAAAAGATACGGGCAGTATTACCGTGAATGTAGAAAATTATACTCTTAATGAGGGTGATGAAGTAGTATTCACAGTAAATACGGGGCGTGAGATTGAAACGCCACTCATTCAAAAGAAAGTATCAGTATTTGCTGATGGTAAAGCCGTTATTCAGTTATCTGTTGAAGATACGAATGTCAAACCAGGCACTTATCTTTATGATATTCAAGTTAATGGCGCAGATGGCAGAGTTGATACAATTGTTGGACCCGCAAAGTTCGTATTTGAAGGGGGCATAACATTTTGAGTGAAGAGAATGTAAATATTAACATTGGTGCTACTATTGAGACTGACCCTGAAATAGTAGTTGAGTTTGCCAACCCTACATATCAAGGACCCGCTGGACCTGCGGGACCTAAGGGTGATAAAGGCGACCCATTCACTTACGAAGACTTTACCGCAGAACAACTTGCGGCACTCGTTGGACCAAAGGGTGATAAGGGCGATGATGGCGAACCTGGCCCCAAGGGCGACCCATTTACATATGAAGACTTTACACAAGAACAGTTAGCCGCATTAGTTGGACCACGCGGACCGCAAGGCGAACAGGGAATATAGGGCATACAAGGACCGAAAGGTGATACTGGCGACCGAGGCATTTAGGGATTACAAGGACCCCAAGGTGAGTAGGGTGTATAGGGACCACAAGGTATCCAAGGCGAGACTGGACCGCAAGGGCCCAAAGGCGATAAAGGAGACGCATTCAGTATTGCCGCGATTTATAGTAGCCTTGCTGAAATGAACCTTGACTTCTCCAATAGTAATGTTAAGTTTGGAGATTTTGTTATCATTACTTCTACTGTTGATGACCCAGACAATGCCAAACTTTATGTGAAGACATCAAGCGGTTTCAACTTTATTACTGATATGTCAGGTGCCGCAGGCATCCAAGGCCCAAAGGGTGATACTGGTGAGACAGGTGCTATTGGACCATAGGGACCGCAAGGTGTATAGGGTATTCAAGGACCGCAGGGTGAAAAAGGGGATACAGGACCTGCTGGAACATATACCGCAGGTGAAGGTATTGACATTACAAATGGTGTAATTAGTTCCACTGTTGATGGTGCTATTTATTCCGCTGGCGATGGTATTTCTATTGATGCCAATAATGTTATAAGCACGACAAAAGATTATTATATTATTAAATATCAAAATAATATAGCAAATTATAGTGCGGAAGATTTACAAAGATTGTATGAACTTGGTGGTTTCCAAGAGACCGCAAAACCAGTTGTAATAGAATATATGTATAAACACTATCATTATGCTGGTAGAACAGGCACTTAGATGGTGTTTGTAAATTGGAAGGCTGGCGGCACTGCTTCGCGCCACACAGTAGAACCAAATGCTATTATTTATTATATGGATAGTTTGAAAGAGACAATAACGAATTAGTTATTAGTCGATACTAATATAGGTATATATTCTTCAAATATATTCAGTAATAACGCTAATAACAACCCATCAGGATAGAGTAATTCTAATTTATAGACGGAATTACAATATATTAAAAACAATTACACAAAGACCGCTGATTTAGCGGCTGTTGCTACATCGGGCAGTTATAATGATTTAACTGATAAACCGACCATTTCAGGCGGCACCACTTATACTGCGGGCACTGGTATTAACATCACTAATGATGAAATTAGTGTTGATGCTACTGCTTTATCATATAATGATTTACAGAATAAACCCACTATCCCAACAGTGCCGACCAATGTAAGTTCTTTTACTAATGATGCTGGGTATCTAACTACGCATTAGGATATTAGTGGTAAGGCGAATAGCGCGGATTTAGCAACTGTTGCTACTTCTGGTTCATATAATGATTTATTAGACAAGCCAGAAATTAGCGAGGGTGCTACCTACTCTGCTGGTTATGACATTTATATCGATGAAAATAATGTCATTAATGTTGATAATTTTATTGTTGATGTTAATTTAATGCTTGGCTCACAATCTGGTAGTTGGGAACTATTCTTTAATGGAAGTCCTTGGATAAATAGAAGTGTCCCAAATGACCCAGATAATGACGCGTTTGTTTATTTATATGATTGCTATTATGCCAGCGGTAAGAGTTGGGTTAATACACATTGCCATATCCATCCCAATGGATAGAACGCCGAATGGGGAAAAATTGTTTATGTCGATGGCGATGAAACGAGCACTACAATCACTTTTGGCATATTCTTTGCGCCGAATTACTATTTAGAGTTAGGATATCGGCAACTTCCCACTGATGAAACACGCAGATACTTATATAGCGCTTCTGGCACCATAATTACGCCATCTTTGGCTTGGGATAGAACTAATAATATAGTTAAGGTTCGTGTGGAAAATGGACTAAATAAATTATATATAGACCCCACCGCTATTTCCTATAATGATTTAACTAATAAACCAACTATACCTGACTTGACAGGATACGCAACTCAAACATATGTTGATAATGCTATTGGTTAGGTTCCTACTTATAGTGCTGGCACAGGTATTAGCATTAGTGCGAGTGGTGAGATTAGTTGCTCTGTTGTTGATACTAATACTACATATACTGCTGGTAATGGCATTAGTATTAATAATGGAGTTATTTCTTTAAATTTAACTAATGCGAATGGGGTGAGTTATTAATGGCTAATGTAATTATTGATGATACTCATTTAAGTGATATTGCTGATGCTATTCGCGGCAAGAATGGGAGTTTAAATACTTATACACCAGCATAGATGGCGGCGGCTATTAGTGCTATTGAAACTGGCGGTAGTAAAAAAGTGAAATGGTTGCGTAGCGATACTGATGCTTCCTACACTTATGCCACGTCTTTCACAGTTCCCGATGATATGAAAAGCACTGAATAGATACTTTTTTTGTTATATTATTGGAGAACTACAGCAAAGTTAGCGTGTCCTTTTTATATTAGAGATTTTGCGTAGTATCAAATAAATAGTAGGACATAGAGATACTGGATGCCGATAGGCCAGTTTCCTAATTTAGGTGCCACTCCAACTACGAATGGTGGCAACTGGATTGCCAAGGAAAGTAATACGTCATTTTAGGGCGATGTTTTACGCTGCGATTAGTTTTTATTATATAGCACTTTTACTTTTAGATACAGTTGGAGAACATTGAAATCAGGAACAATCATTACGCCTACTCATTATACTAAAAAAGCATCTGCTCTTACTGATAGCGCATCAGGCACTTCTGTCAGTGGCACAAATCGTATATTTGTTTTATATGAAGTATAAAGGTGAAACTTATGGGACTTCGATGTGAATTAGATATAGAAGATTGGGAGTTTCCTATGGAAACTCCTATTTTACATAAACCGATTGATTATAGTGAGGGCTTATAGGTATTTTGCGACACATTTATGGAAGTATCAACAGCATATTGTCCCGTAGACACAGGATATTTAAGGAGCACACTGACTGCTGATAATGATGGCATTTCTTGGGCTGAATGCTATACAGATTGTGAATACGCATAGTATCAAGAATATGGGACTTGGTGTATGCCAGCATAGCCTTATTTTGAAAGAGCGGTTGAGGCAGCGTTTGAAGAAGCCACACAGTATTGGCAAATTGCCATTGATGAAGCGATGGAAGAAGAGCAGGATGAATTACAAGCAATGGCGGATGCTGCGGAGGCAGAGGGAGATTTTGAAGAAACAGTTAGTTTAACATATGAAGGAGTTGCTGCGTTATTTTTTTTATGGGTGTTTTCAACGATTATGTGGGGGATACACGAAATATTGAAATCCGCGTTTGGTGATGAAAAAAAACATAATGAGATGGAAAACATAATGAAAATAGGTTTATAGTTTTATGATATAGAGATTACATAAGGAGGGGTTGGATGAATAAATTATATACTGCTCCCAAAGGTAAAGTATATGATTGGGCTGAACCGCATACAGCCCATATTGTTGAGCCTGACGGCACTATAACAGAAGTAGTAGAGCATTTATATGCTAAATACTTGTCTATTGCTCGTGCCGACAGTATTGACAACTATATTTTGGTTGATGACCCGAGGGAGAATAAGTAATGTTAGCAACAACCAAGAAAAAGTTTTGTAAGTTCTTGCGCGCATTAGAATATAATGTTGATGATAATGGTAATTATCGTGAGGAGTTTCCTTGGCTGATGTTGAGTATGGGTGGCGCAAGGGTATTAAAATCTAACGATTTAAATATGACTGAAATCCAACTCAAACTTGATATATTCAGCACTTATACGGGTGAAAAAGAGATACTTACTATTGTCGATAACATTAATAGTCATATTCGCGCATTTATGGATGAGAATGCGGAAATCCAATATGTGTTTATGCGCTCTTTGCGTATAATTGATGATAAAGAGACAGGGCCTGTTCGCAAGCACGGGATAGCGCAGTTCTCTTTTATTGTGGCGCAGGAGGATATAAGCGATGGCGAATAATGTTTAGAAGGGCATAAATATAGTCCTAAAAATAGGTGAGACTTTATTGGGCGGGCAGTTAGGTGCTACGCTCATTTAGTCTGCTTCTTCTATTGATATTACAAATAAAATTACAGGCGAATGGCAAGAGGTTTTAGAGGGTATAAAATCTTGGTAGATTACAGGTAATGGTTTATATGTAAAGAATAGTATCACATATAAAATGCTTCAAGATGCCTTTAATACTAATACTGCTATTGATGTAGAAGTAATGCTTGACGAGCATCGTTATGTCGGTAAGGCAATTTTAGTTGAGTTCCCACTTACTGCGGTTTATAACGGAACATATCGTTATAATTTCCGCTTATTGGGCGATGGAGCACTGACGATAAGTGAATGAGCGCATTGTTGAGATTGATGGTAAAAATTATCGGTTCAAAATTGGACTTCGTAGTATAATTTATTTACAGTCTCTTTCAAAGATTGATGAAGGTGATATGTTTGTCGCTGGCATAATTACCTTTAATGATATTCCTATAAAAACGGCAAAGTTGATGTATCAGCGGCTTTGTCGTCAAAAAGATTATCAGCCATTATTTGAATAGGTTATCTCAACTCCTTTCATTGATGTGCGGGATTTATATCGAAAAGCCGTTGGCGAACTTGGTATAAGTCCCGCCATTTTCTACCAAATGTCGCCAGATGAAGTGGAATTAGCCTATCAAGGGTATTTGCGTAGATAGGAATTATCCGCAAACCTTACTAAATTAGCAGTATTATAGGCTTTACACGATGACCGAAATGAGATTACTTTGGCGGCAACGCCTGAATATTCAGTGGGGACAGAACCTGACCGAGAAAAAACATTTTCTGTATTGGGGATAGAAGAATGACAGATTATGAAACAGTAAAAAAGAATGTAGCAGATTAGATGAGTTAGGTGTCTTATCAGTTTGAGCGCACATCAACTTTACAAGAGGATAATACTGCTACTCTATTGAATGACATTGGTTTAGCGATAAACCGTGAAGGAGGTATGAGTATCTAATGCTAATCAACGGTATAAATATAAATACCCTTGGTGTCAAATTATATGATAGAGTTATTAACTCTAACACTGTTGATACTACACAAGAATGGTTAGATGGTGATATTCAGCCCACTTTTGTTAGACAGTAGGACCGTTTCAAAACTATGACACTTGCGTTCCTTGTATTAAATACTGATGAGGAAAACGCGTTTTTGCGTATAAGCCGTTTAACGCAAGCATTACGCAAAGCGACATTATAGTTTGATGATATTAGTCTTACTTTTGATACAACATTAGTGGGCGCGGCAGAACCTGAACGCTTAAAGAACGGTAATTTTATCGTTAGATATACTCTAAACAGTGATTACGCGTAGGGTAATCGTGAAATATATACGACAGATGCCAAAGCAACAAGCGCATTTAGGCTCACCGTTCTTTACTACAAAAACACAACTCAATTAGTCGGGCAGGATGTATATACTATTCGTGCTGGGGCTTTTGATGTTGGAACACCAACATTAAGTTCTATTGGTATTGATGTGGATAAATACCGCGAACAACACTATAATGCTGGTGCCGCAACTAATATGGGTTCGATGGAACTTACATATGAAAATTTACAGTCTCTTGGGACTTTAATTATTAACTATGCGCCTGTGCGCTACAATCTCACACTTGCTTACTATATGAATAGTGGAGAGGGTTATAATGAGACTTTACAAGAGACGATAACCTTTACACATCCACAACTTCAAAATATTAAGACCATCGGGCAACTATTTGATGTAAATACTTACCGTCCTGATGGTTATCGTGCGACTATTGATTATAGCGGACCTCTTACTGTTGAAGGACTACTTGCGGCATCTCCTATTGCGGTTATGTATGATGTAGTTCAAAACGAACAGAGTAAGAATATAACAGTAGTTTATCGTAATGAAAATGACGCTGGCGGTTATGATATTATAGATAGTGAATTATTGAATGTGCGTGAAACCGCTATTACTGATGGTAAAACTTTACGCGACATTTTCAACCTTAACGCATATAAGCCTAACAGCCTATACTATTTTGATGGGACCATTGAGGGCTATAATGCTGATGACCTTATTACTTATGCGGATTTGAATACAACTTATTACATCAACTACCGCAGACAAGAGCACACTATCTATGTTGAGTATTATGCTGGAACCTATCCAGATTGGTATCGCCTCACTAATATTCCTCTTACAGTAAAATATAAAGATGCGTATGAAGAAGAGTTTAATATTACAGACATTGGTTTGGATTTAGACCGCTATCATACAGCAGAGTATCAAAGAGGACAACTTTATAATGGCGATAACTTTGAGACATTTGATGATGTAATTACTACTGGCGTTCTTCAAGTATATTATGTGCCTATTGATTTCACTATTAAGGTTCGTTATAAGAAAGATGATGCGAATGAATACACCGAAAAAGATGTAGTAATCAACGCATTACAGTTCTTTGGCGACCCAGTATTAAGTGATATTATAGACATAAATACTGACCGTCCAGAAGGATATCAGTTAGATTTAGAAGAGAGTTATAACGGTGAAATTACACTTTCCGCACTCACAACGAGTTCTCCAATATATATTGTATATGAAGAAATACAAGAAGTGCGGCAAAAGAATATCATAGTTAGGTATAAGCAACAGTTATCAAGCGCCTATTCTACCATAAATACTTCCATTTTGGTTATTAATGAAGCAGACTGCGTTGGTGGCGTGCGGTTGCGCGACCTTATCAACTTAAATCTCTATCGTCCAGATTACTATGATGGTGGTATCTTGAATGGCGCGAGTGAGAGTGCTTTATTGACTTTTGATGATTTACTCGCAAATTATGAAGTATTATACCGTGCTTCTACATACAACACTCCTGTATATTACTATACGGATGATGTTGATGAGCGTAATTGGATTGGTAGTTCTGTAATTAATTATACAGTCCTTGATTTTACAACAGAAACAACACTGTATGATTTAGGGTTAGACCCAAATCAATATAAACCTTCATACGCCGCAGATGGTGTAGTTCAATATAATGGCGCTATTTCATTTAGTGCTTTACGCGGCTTATCAAGCATCAACATTGTGTATGATAGTATTGAAGAGCCAGAAGACCCAAGTGGTATTGATTATCCGCACAGGTTCTTATTCTTACAACATAATGATTTAGGCGCATATGAAAATCAGCATCCAGAATGGACTATGAACCACGCTTATATTAATACAGGCGTAAGCGTCCAGGATATGTCTAAATTGACAGTTATTATGGAGGCAAAGCGTGTTGATGAATATGTGGCGCCACATACAGTAAATGCGGGCTATGCTTACTTATTCGGTAGTTCATCTGCTCTTGGTTAGTATTATATGCGGTTTAACAACCAAACGATGTATGGCACTAATCTAACGGGTGTAAATACTTATGAAGCAAAAGCAGGTAATACCGTAAATGCGTTAGTGCTGACAGAGGAGAACGCTATTGGTTGGAGTGAAAATTCTGGTATTTACTCTACATAGAATTATAATGGCTATTCAACAGCCACATTTACATATAGCAACCGTATGCCGACAGAGCACGCGCAAATGCCATATCCGCTTTATCTGTTCGCTAATAATAACAGCGGTTCCTATGCTGATGGACTTGCGGGATGGGGCATTTACAGTTGTAAGATTTTGTATGATGGATAGTTATTGCGTGATTTTATCCCCGTTCAGTATTACGACAAGATTGGCGATAAGATTGCGCCAAGCAACTGTTTATATGATAAGATTAGCCAGAACTTCTTTGAAGATGCTACTGGCAAGAACAGTTTTAATATCATTGATGATGAGCGCTACACTGATACAAACCCAGAACATCAAATAGGTTCGTTCTATGTAAATTATTATAAAGACGATATCCTTTATCAAACATCACAGATTTTCTTCCGTGGTAATGATTTTGATGAAGAATGGGATATGTATGATAAACTCAAAGTTGATGATTTCCAACCGCCTTATTATAAATCTGGTAAGATTACTAACTTAAATGAGATTGCCGCGATTAATTTTGATAATTTAAATAATTTCATTTTTAAAGTAGTATATGAAGCGCAAGAAAATCAGTTTCAAGTAAATTATTATAAAGACAGTATTAATGAGAATAATTTGATTGCTTCTGATACTATTGCTCTTCAAGAGAGTGATTTCTTCCAAGTCCCTACTTTTGGTGATATTGTTCGTTTGAATAAATACCGTCCAGAAGGTTATAAAACAGACTTTGAGTATCCTGGCGCGAAGGTATCCTTATCTCGCGTGATGGAGAACGCACCATACAATATTTTGTATGTGCCAGCAGGAACAGAAACAACTTATATCACAAGTATAAAATACATTAAAAAAGTATTTGGTATTCGCACTTATGAAACATTAGGCACTGTTGAAGTAGCGCTTACTGATAGTCAGTTCCGTGATGGCGAATATATTGAAAACTTTATTGATTTTAATGCGATGAAGCCAGCCAACTATTATAAAGATGGCGCGCCTTATCAGTGGTATTTAAAAGATATTAGATTAGATACGCCCGACAAATTAGCGCAAGAGTATATCGTAGTATATCAACCAGAAGAGCAAGCGTTAGAAATACGGTATTATAGAGATGAAGTAGCCGAGGAGAGCCTCATCGCAAATACTACCTGGATGATTTCTGTTGATGACTTTGATGGGGAATTTTACTTGGTAGATTAGTTGCCTAATTCATTTATTAACCAATATAAACCTGTAAATGCTGATGGCGGTATTCTACAAAATACTGATGTTCTTTACACATTCGCAAGTTTAGCAGAATACGGGCATATTGATATTATTTATAATAGTATTGCTTCTCCTGATGACCCAACTAATGTTTCACGTATTGGTAAAGTGCTGTATTGGACTGCTAATGATATTACTTATAGTGATAGACAGACCTATACTTTGGGGAATGGTAAAGGTGTTAGCCATACATATATTAATGGTGGTATAATTCCATATATAGATTTAGGATATACACCAAAAGAAATTGGTCGTCTTAAAGTTGAATTAAAAGCGCAAATGCTTACCGATGGTTTTGCGACTGATACTACTAATTATGGTTATCAAGTTCCAGATTATACTTATGGATTTGGTTATTATGGTGCTTTGGGTGGTCCTGTGCTTGGAACAACGCATAGCATCCAAGAGACTATGGATAAAGATAATGTAGGTATTACTTATCATAAATATATCCCGAAAAAGAGTTTTGCTTCTAATGGCGCTTTTGCTATTCGCGGGCATATACCAAAAGCCTCAAAAGGTGTATATACTGATGTTGGATTACGCACGATAGACGGGCAGGATTTCTGGCTGACCTCTTTTAAAGGAGCAAGTGAAAGTCGTAGTGTATCCTTAAATCCGTGGATTATGAAATATAATGCGTTATCTGGCTTTTATCGTAAAGGTGCTTATGAAGATACAGATGATAATTATAATTATATTAAAGCGTATAGTGATTATGATTATACTCGCACTTATAGTTTAGAGACATATCAAGATAGCAATATGAAGACTAATGAGAGTGAAAATGGTCTTTGGTCTTGGATGGCAGACCCGATTACGATGACATTAGATGCTTATCACTCTTATGCTTCTGCTTATGACTTTGGCACAAGCAACACTCTTACATATACTAACTTTGATGAGAGCGCTGATATAGATATTTTTGAGAATAGATGTAAGCCTCGTGGCTCTATTACCTTATTCCGCACTCGTAATCCTGATACAGGCAAAATGAATATAATGCCATTTTCCGCAAAAACATACCCACTAATTACAGGTTTGGGTGTAATAGGCTTTTCTCAAAGTGAATTAACAAATATGTTAAACCCATTTAGTGATAATTTTACTGGTTCTGTTTCCAGGATAATTTTAGTCGGTTCTCATTATGATAGTGATAGTGATTTTGTTGATAGACAAGGCGACCAAGTAAATCCTGACTATCAGCCCCCAAGCGCGGTATATGAGTATATTACACAAGAAGTGAATGTTGCTTATAGTGATTTCCCTGTGCCAGTTTATCCACAAATGCGTGGTATGGCAGTATGGAGCCTCAAACTTTGGGATTAGGACCGTCTTGTGCGTGATATGATACCCGTCAAAAAAGGTGAAAAAATTTATGATTATGTAATGCCTGATGATGGTTTATTTGACCTTATTACAGAGATTTTCTTTGGGAATAATAACCAAGGCGGCACATATACGCAAACCTATTGGACGAGTGATAGTGATAATAAGCATAATGGTATGGTAAGCGAAACAACCACTATTGATGCGGCAGATGTATTACCTCTTCATTGTATTGATGACCCTTGCTATTATGGTAAGATTACAGAAAATTATTATGATGAAGATAATCATTTTATTGCTAATCAGTATGTTGATGTTCCTACTTGGTTCTATGAAGGTAATACAACTCTTGCCGACGAATTACAGTATAATGATTATAAGCCAGATGATTATCATTTAGATGGTATGCTTGATACTGATGACCCAGATAATCCAAATGAAGATTGGACTTTGGAAGAGATTTATGATTAGGGTTTAATTAACATTTATTATAAATTACGGACATACGCTAAATCAGTAGTATATTATAGAGATAATTATCGAATTGGTTCGCGGGATTTATTCTTCTCATTGAAGGATATTGAAAACGCAAATTCTTTAAGTGATTTAGGAATAGATGCTTCTTATTATCAAACAGACACATTTAAACCTGGGCGTCTGGTATTTAACAGTAGCATATTAGAGAATAATGATGTTGCTGGTTTTATTGATGCGCCAAGCCCGATTGTCGTTTATGATAAATATAGCAAAGCAGAACGCCCAGATTTACTCTATATTGAGTATTATCGTGGTGGAGCGTATGATGACCCAACAGCCGAGATTACATTAGATGGTAATAATGTAAATTACTTCAACTGTGATTTACCTGCTGTCGTTCTAAATCCAAATGGCACTATTAAATATCGTAATCACTATCACAGCGCGATGTATGAGGATGAAGACCCTGGATACTTTGTGCCGTATCAAGTGCGAGTTATCAACCCATATACAGGCATTCATTATGGGCCTGCGCGTAAATACCGCACATTAGCGCAGATTGTTGATAGAGATGTCTATACTATTGTTGAGGAGCGTAATGGCTGGGG